TTAAGTAATCAATTTAATTGGAGTCTGCGTTAAGATTCCGTTTTTCCGCTTTACCATGGGAGCATTTGCTTTCATGGCATTCCGACTAGTGATATAGCCACTGCATTTTCCCTGTTGCCACTCCACTCGGTTAGCCATGCAAACTTCTATACCGCGATTCAAACAATCTGTCCGACTGCAAGCTACGGTTGTCATACATACCTCCTGCAATAAGAAAACCGCCCGGATTGGGCGGTTCTTAGTTTTTTACTTACTAATAGTATATCACGTTTTTTCGGCAAATACCGTCTAGACTTTTTCCAAAATCACATGGTTTTATACTCATGTTGAATCAATACGAATTTGCCAAAACAACATTTAATTAAAGTAGATATATTTCCAATAGATCTTTCCACCTACATTGGACGAATATATTCTGTTACTCTATTTTTGCTTATTTTGCTAATATAAAGAGCCTTATCAGCCAACTCAATCAAGCTTTCTATACTATCAACGTTTCTAGGGTAAGAAGCAAAACCAATACTGACTGTACACCCCTCCAATTCTCTTTCACTCTTTAACCGGATAGCTTCTGCTAACGTATAGGTCTCTTCGCTAGAAATATTTCGCACAAGAATAGCAAATTCATCACCACCAAACCGAAATACCGTTCGAGAACCCGCGATAGATTGTGCTATTGTAGTAAATCTTTTTAATACATTATCACCAGCTAGATGGCCCTGTTTATCGTTTAACTGTTTAAAAAAATCAAGATCAATCATTATAACCCCAAGTCGTTCCAACAATCCATCTTTGATTTCGCTTTCTAATAAATCTATTACTTTGTCAAAAGACCTGCGATTGTGAGCTCCTGTCAGCGCATCATGATCTGCCTCCACTTTTAAGTCTGTATTAACAGATTCTAGCATAGTAACTGTATCATTATAGACTCTAATCATCTCACCAAATTCAGCCGCATAATCATAAGGAGCTATTTTCTGGTAATTTCCTTTCTTAAGAAGATCAAAAGCCTCTATGAGTTTATCAATCGGCGCTGTATATCGTCGTATAATATAAGTACCAACAGCAATAAGCAAGAAAAGCATGAGCACTGTTACTGTAATACTTTTATAAAGCATTATTTTACGAATTGTTATTAATTCCGAAAGAGGAGTACTCACAATCACCATCCAATTACATTCTGCAACCGTACTATAACCGATATAGCTTTCTACTCCATAATAATTTTTCATAACTCCAGAACCTGTCAATCCCTGCAACTTACTAAATAAGCCGCCTTGTTTTCCAATGCGTTCCTTATCTTCATGGTATACCACAGTTCCTTTTCCATCAACAATAGCTATATATCCTTCCCGACCAAGAGACTTACTATCAAATATCGAGTCTAAAGTATTAGCATGCAACTGAATGATCCCCACAATGACTCCCTGTATAGTATCGTTATCAATAATAGGCCTTGCAATTGCAACAACTTGCTCACCCGACACACTTATGTATGTACCACTTATATAAATTTCACCATTAATAGCATGTTGAAAGTAATCTCTTTTGAAAAAATTTAAACCCGAAACGTTCCTATCTCCGCTGCTAAGTATAACATCTCCTTGTTTATTTAAAATCAAGATAACATGGATTTCTGGGTCCATTTCACGAAATTTATCAATAAGGACTTGATTGTTTCTATTTTCGGGATCTAACGCAATAATCCTCAGCAAATTTTCAACTTTTCTAAAATAGCCAGAAAGCAGTTCCCCAAAATGAACTGCGGAATTATGATTAATTGATAACATCCATTCATCTGTATACTTAAAAAAGAACTTATCCTCAATAACTAATTGACTCAGGTTGCTAAGAATTACCAAAGCACTAAACAGTATGGCAAATTTATGCAATAATCGCATAATAATAATTCACCTTTCCATAACGTTGCATGTATCATTTTCGCTTTTTTTCGACAAATACTAATTTCTATATCATTCACTTTTTCCCTTTACACACTTAAGTAAGCTTATTGTTGGAAGAAGTAAGATGTACTACCCAACCAAACTTTTACTACTTACACAGCCTTTAGCGCAGTCACACCAAATGCTGTCACAGCAAATTTTCGTATTGCCTTATTTTTAATATCATATACCGATTGCTTCGAGCTATATCCCAACTGCCTGGCTATGGTTTCCTTGTCCATCCGTTCCACATACCAAGACAAGAGTACTTCCTTATATTGTTCGCAGCCAGGTTCATCCGCAATATAGTCCAGAACATCCTCCACCTTTTCCATTTCGACAAGAGTCAGTTCACGCATTTCCTGCCACTTTTGAATCGCATACAATTGGTTTAACGTATCATGTGCCCGCGATGCGCGAATTCCCGTAATATCCATTACCACCGCAGTCGGATTCTTCGGCGCGGTTTGTTTCATCAATCCTTTAATCATTCGATCAGAGTATTCAATGCTCTTGGATAGATCGCGATAATATTTCAAGAAATTCTCCGCTTCCCGAATGCAATCCACAGCTAAACCTCCTTTGGGGTCCTGTTAATCACTAGACTTTTTCGTACTCGTAAGAGCAGCAGTGATTTTTCACGTGCTTGCTGCACCAAGCGTTGTTTATCAGTCCACTTATTTCGTCTGTTCCATTCAGCATTAACCGGCAACATGTTCATGTAGTTTTCTCCCTTTTTCTTTATCATGCCGATCCCACCTTTGATAAAACGTATCAACCGTTTCTTCCGTTACACCTCGCTCGGAAAAATAGTCCAAGATGGCGCTTTTCTCGACTGCGGTTTTAGCAAGAAGAATATCCGTCCGTATTTCGCGTGCTAACTCACTTGCAACATTACTCATATCTAACGAGTAGTTATACCAAGCATAAAATTGTTTTCCATGTAAACTACTATTTACCAGGCGTATCTTAAAACTCCAATTCTCTTCTGCCCACTCAATCGGTTTATACCCCGCCCGTAACATGCCTGCCTTAAACTGGTCATGCGTAACATATGACTTCGTTATTTCCTCAAACAAATGCTTTAACTGATAACTCGACTGCCTATGATTAATTTTCTTAGCCGAGTGAACAAACTCACGAATCCACCAGTGTAAATCCTGCCTTGTCGTCTTGGTTAGTCGCCCGTATTCCTGTTTTAATTGGTCAAGCGTCTTAATAATATCTCAGCTCCTCTAAAAAATATCCGCTGCATTATTTTATATAAGCGATTAGTATACCCAAAACAGATTTTCTTACTGATATCCCTTTATCTGAAAGTACGACAATCCCTTATCATTACTGAATTGTCAAAGATTTCGCTTACAGATTCCTATAGAGCTCTTATATAATATATATATATTATTTTATTGATAAATCTTTATTATATATAATATATAAGATCATCTGTAAACATCAGTAATCATAAGGGTTTCATCCGTGTTGATTTTGTAACCACTCCGTGTTTTATCCGTCCTGCTTAACATAAATTCTAATAGATTTACCGTCAATAGCTCTAACCTCACTTTTGAATAATTTTTTACTACTTAATATCCGGCCAAAGTTAATGTTACTTACCGGAGATAAACCGTTTTCCCTACACCAAGTAGCATATTGTAAATAAACGTCCCTGGCGATTTTGTTTTCAACCTCGTGAGAATTAACGAACAGCAATACAGGATTATTGATTTCTTCGTACTCCTTTAATTGCTCAGAAACTTTGGTGCTATCAGTAAATCGTTTATTAGCAAGCAGCCTCTTTAGTCCACCCATGGCTAATTTCAATAAATACTTCATGCCGTTTTCCGTGAGTAGCTTGTCTGTGATAAGAGGATCATAATCTGGGTCTAATGGGCTGAACTTTGCGTTAAAGGGAATGATAATTAAGCGTCGCATAAATCCATGGCTCTGATCATTAATTCTAGGCATTTCATTGGTACAAAAGATTATGGTTGCATAGTTATCCAACATAAACGGCGTTTCACCCTTGTTCTCGACCATGATACTGTCACCTGTGGCTAATTTTTTAAATACGCTGGAGTTCTCCCTATAATTACTGCTAATATCATCTCCAATATTAGCCAGTTTTCCAAATAGTTGCGCATTTACAAATCGCTTTTCAAAATCAGCAGGCTCCAAAGTTGCAATGTTTTCCCGACCTAACATGGTTTTGATCATATCCAAAAAGGTAGATTTACCGTTTTCACCTCCGGCAGTCAGAAAGAAGGCCTTTCCAAAAGTTTTTTTACGATACAAACAGTAGCCTATCATTTCTTCCAATAGCAGCCGCAAGTTCGCGTCTTTGCAGGTTATTTTGTCAATTGCCACATCAGTGGTTTCATCATATGCGGTTGGATCATAATCGTAGGGTATTCTATTTTTTAACACGATCTTAGGGGTATACTCAAGTAAACTATCGGTTTCACAATCGTATATTTTATTTTTTAGACCAATATAACGAGGCTCAGCTAATTTAGTTTCATTCCTGCATTTAATTTGGATATACCTTGAAATTTCATTTCGCTGGCTATTTTTTAAATTTGGTATTTTATCCAGCATTTTAGACTCGAAGATTTCCCACTTATCGGTATATAGCGCATCGTTATAAATGTGAAGTATGCCATTGATCCTCGCCACATGCTCATTGTTCATAAACCAGTGGGCAAATCGGTCATGCAAAAACTTACCACGATCATTAAAAAATATTTCGGTTGGAAAGGCTTCATCCCGAGTAATAGTATCAATCTCTCTTTGAGGGAGAGGTGCTTTAAGAATGAACCTATTGATAAGATTAATGGTTTCAACAATGGCCTCTTTATCCAGTCCTGCCGATTGAAGCTTTATAATATAATTAAAGAATTCTTGGTTCCTGCCCTCTCCCTCGCCAAGATGAAACCAATCAACCGAGCTTATTTTTACTGGTCTTAGCCAGTCTGGTAGGACATCTAAATCATCAGTTTCATTTAGCCATTCACGTTTGACGCCATCAACCACCAGCGGAACTAGTCCATTTTTTAACCCTACACCAACATCCACACAGATGCCTATCGGAGTAAAGGTTTTAACCGACCGGTTTCTCACATCGGCGTTTTTGAAATAGAAATGCATGCCTCGTGTTGTTTTTAGAACACTACAGTTTATCTCAAGATGCTTTACGATGCTATGCACGATTTCAGCGTGTTCTCGATTGTCCACATCAATTTGAATCATTTCATCGGCCAATACACCAGCATAGTCTCCCCTTGTCGGCGGTGACTGCCGCATACTTTCCATCTTTTCTAAAGGTACTTTACCTCGAGTTTTCAGGTATCCTTTATACATTTTGATCACCGCTTTCTAAGAAATCATGCAGACGTTTGTTTGCGACATCAATATACCAGGAAACATCTAACTTCGAAGGCAAGGGCAGTTGATTTACATTGCCGTTTTCAATAAAACACCGTTCAGGCGTATTCGCTATCTTTTCAACGCGGTCTAATATTTTCTGCTTAAAAACTCCTGCATCGTACTTACTGCGAGAGGCAAACACTCGTAACACCCGCTCGGCTAATCGCTTATCGCCATGCAAAGCATAGAGATATTTATTGGATACCTTGACGATTTTTTGAAACTCCATTAGGTTTTTACTGCTTTTAATTGTTTCATCCAATGGAATACCGTAAATAAAGTAATTCACAAGCGCTCGATTTACGATGGGTAGATCATTATCCAGGGCATCGAGTTTTTTAACATAGGCACCCTTCGACTTATACGTCTTGTCTTTATGAACTACGAGGTAGTTATTCACATCTTTTTGGTAGATACGGTGGAAGGTTTCAAATTCAAGCACCATCCTGGTTCGTCTCTCCCATTCGGTGCAAATGGATTTTATAACGTCCACATTGTCATGATTGAGTTTAACAATAACACCATCGGTATTGGACTGAATAAGCTGGCAATGCGGTTCTAGTTTTTCAATCAGATCCAATAATAAGAGTTGTCCACCTACACAAACATTATTGGCCTGGCGAGGATCGTAGAGAGCGTTATATTTATCTTTCATGGCTCCATAGGTGCTATTTAAAACTATTTTGTAAGGCTGCTGCATCGGATTTTTATCTTTTTTTAGCCGGATACGCTCGTCTCGGATTTGGCGATACTTACTGGGCTCAACGACATTACGGCTAAGAAAGTTATATTCAATCATTATTGCTGGATAATATGAGGCGACATCAATGTTAAGAAAAGTTCCTTCTCCTTGATAATTATCAATGGCACCATGCAGGCCGCCCCAAGCAAAAATGTGCGGAACACCAGCTACTTTTGTTGTTAGGGATTTGATATAGTCGCGATTCGCCAGATCGTTGTACCAATCAGCTATGTGCTTGTATTTCTCTAGCCGCAGTGTGTCCGGCAAGGTAATCGTAAACTCGTCATGATACTTTTCTCGCTTAGCCCCAAGGATAATCGCCGCAAGCTGTGCTTTTGTCTTACTAATATGGCTAAGCGGCAAGGAAAAAGCATTCAATAGAGCCAACTGACTTTCAAACTCATCAATCCGATTTATGAATACTTCCATGGTTTGTTCAACGTCATGCCGACAGTAGGCTTCCACTTCTTTTAATTCAGTAGCGGTAAGTTTTCTCGCTGTTTTAAAGCTTACGTTTGTTTCCCGGATGTCATTTCCCATGAAACCTTCGAGTTGCTTTAAACCGTGATAAGTGGTCATAATATCGAATACGTACAAGGAAATCTCGCGAAACGCATCTGAATATTCCCAGCCTTTTCGTCCGTCGGCAATAATGAACTTGGATAGTTCGTACGGATCAAAACCTATCATCAATCCTTTTAAAATATACTGATCATAATTTCTGGCGTTATAGCCAATCCAGATTTCATTTTTGTTCTTCTCATAATACCGGCGAAGCAGATCAACATCGTTAACGATAGTTTGAAAGGTTTGGGTGTTGGCATCAGCCAACACCACCAACCAATCTTCGGAGAAAACCTCAAAGTCCAAGAATATCATGTTCCGGTAAATACATCCTCAATTGCAAACGTTTTAAAGCCCTTATCATTTTCGCCGTAGTGAAGAACGTATTCCAGTTTTTCAGCTTCCAAGGCTTCCATAATATCCATGAGCATATCATTGTATTGCTTAAACTGATCGAACTGTATCGTTACCCCGCTTTCCAAGCTGCGCAAGAATTCATTGGCCGCATGAAGCCCAAAACCCGTGGTCAGCATTTGATAGTAGAAAATATATTGTCCTTTATATTCTCCGGAAATAACTCTCATCCAGCAGGCCAGCATCGGGTCGTCTGATTTTTTACTTGCTTTAAGTTCTAGCTTTGTGACCTTTACTTCGTATTTACCTTTCGGAACATCCTTATAGTCCTGCTTATTTTCTGAGGCCTTTTGAACGTCACATTTTAACCCGGCGATGTCTATTTTTTTATCCCACTTCTCCCAGATATTGCTCATAAGGGTTTTCTCCTTTAAATAAATTTAAAATTACTCAGATCGGCGGGAGCGTCGTTTCGGCCTTTCTTCTTCTACTACAGGAGTCACCAAGATACTACCTGATTCTTCATCCGGCTGTTCCGGTAGGGTCTCTGTAGGCGAAGCAACAGCATTGCTTGTTTCCACTACACCAGAAGGAACTGCTGGCTTTGTTCCAGCCTTAGGCTTAGCCGTACGGTATAAATCCATAAATTTATGGTAATCGAGTTCTACTTTTTCCGTGCCAAAATTTAATCGACCTCCACCGAATTGAATATTATCGGTTTTAAACTTAATCCAGCGCCGGTCATCGTCTTCAATAATAACCCGGCCCACAATATCTACCATACCGGCGATTTTGTTAGCGTACTTTTCCTGTAAATTTGGCTTAATAGTGGTCAGCTTATCGCCGTTGCGTTTCGTCATTTCCGCTACGACTTCATGACTGATAAGAATTACACCATACCCTGCATTCGTCAGCCGCCGGATTTGCGGCAAAAACTCCGTTCGCACCATATCGTAGCCCTTGCCGTACCCAGCATCGGCTTCATGAGTAATGCCGAGCTTGTCATACATATAAATCCGGCAATGCTCTAATAAATCTTCTACCAAGTCAATGACAATAGTTTTAAAATCGTGCTCGCCAATGCACAAGGTTTCTACCGCTTCTTTAAACATCTGCCAAGCAAACACCGTTTCTTTAATACGGCCATTTAACTTAATTTCATCCCGGATAATCATCCGGGGTCCATCGACATACTTTACATTGCCGTCTGTATTGAGATGCAATACATCTGAAGCTTGATTAGCAAATGTGGTTTTTCCGCTAAACGGGACACCATATAACCACAGGACCGGAGCCGTTTCTTTATCGATTTGCACCCGTTCGTTTTTCGGCAACACTAGCATATAGTTCAGCCCTTTCTCGCAGTATTCTTGGTATTCACACCAATCGCATAGTTTGGTTGGATGCTTGGGATACTCCGTTGCTTGTTTTATCCGATTAACGGTTGTTAAAAACTGGTCCACCTTCTGTTGATCATAATGAACCTCTACTACCGTTACCTTGGATTCCTGAAGCGTACTGATAAGCCGCTTTCGAAACTGATATAAATCCTCGGTTTTCTTTTGCCGAATGCTAATCTTCGGAATGAAAATGTAACCCAGTAAGTCGACGTTCCGATGTTGAATGCTTTCAAAGTAATGCTTGTACAGATGCAGTTGTTCCGATTCCAGGTATCGGTCTACGTTATTCGAGTATTTAAAATCGTAGATTTGAGCGGCTTGGTTGCTCTCTATAATCAAATCAATAAAACCAACAAAATCCGGTGTGTTTATTTCAAGTTCGAATGTGGATTTGTCCTGACCGAAGAGCGCCCGTACTTTTGGCACTAAGATTTCCAACTTGATAATTTCATTCACATGAAGATCTGTAAGAACGGAAAACTGTTCACCATACCACTCGACAGCAGCAGTTACTCCTTCTTCTATTCCTTTATGCATGGCCTTTCCCATGACCAAAGCATCATCCGGCAACGGGTCTTGGAGCGTTTGAATACCGTCCACATACCGGAGCTTAAATTTGTAAGGGCACTGCACAAAGGTGCTAACCCGGCTGTAGCTATAGCGCACTTGTGAGCACCTCCATCTTAAAACGTTCAAACTCTGATGGCCGAAGCACTCGCGCATAGCCTCCCGCTTCTTGTATTTGAAAGATGTTGTACTTTTGCAAAACGGTGGCCGTGCCTTTTTCTGTTTTTAATTCCAACGCCACAAACCGGCCATTTACACAACACAAGAGATCAGGAATGCCCGCTTTTTGAAAACCGCCGCCCCAGATTTTAACGTAGTAGATATTCCGGGTTTTTAAAAACACCGCCACCTGATTTTGAAACTGCTTCTCCGTCAACCGCCCGCCTCCTTAAACAGCGCGTCGGTAAAGTCTTTTCGCTGCTGCAATGTTTCCAATATCTTTTCTTCTACTGACTGTTTAGTCAGTAGATAGTAATAGAAACAGGTCTTCGTCTGCCCAATCCGGTGAATTCGCTTTTTTGATTGTTCGAAGAAGTCGGAACTTAAAGGTAAGGTGAAGTACACGACTTGGTTACTCTTTTCAAGGTTGTGCCCCATGGCTCCGGCTTGGTATTGAACACAGGTAACGCTGTCTGGATAGGCTTCATAATTGGCAAGTTCTGTTCCGGCTCCATTAATAAAACTGATAGGCCGATCGGTAAGGGATTGGATTAACTCAAACTCAGCGGTAAAGTTATAGAAAATAATGAGACGATCACTGGTAGAATCCATTAGGTCCTTTAATGCGCTGATTTTATCTTTGCTAAACTGCCCGCAAAGCTGACGTAAATAGAGCAGTTGTTTCAGGGACGTATCGCCTACTATTTCGTTGCCACTTAAGTTTACATATCGATCCCGTTTGAATTCCCGGTATTCTTTCGATGACTTTACCGAAACGATGATTTCGATTTGCTCCGGTAAGTCAAATACTTCTTTCGTCTTCATAAACACGGCCCCGTATTCGCGTAGTTTTCGTTTCAGCCTGTCCACATGTTTATAGCCGATGACTTTAGTTATGGGAAACCCGCCTACATCAATTTTTCTAGTGATAATATATTGGTCATAAAATAACTTCTTGGAAATATTCCAGCCGAGAAGACGACACTGGGTCCACAGTTCTTCATATTTACCGCCGGTCGGAGTTCCCGACAGCAGTATGACATTGGCTGGTTTTAATTGAAAAATACATTTCGTACGCTTAGCAGTTGGGTTTTTAATAAGGCTCGATTCATCTAGTATCAAAGTAAACTCCGTCCATCCAAGATATTCTTTTCGCCGCCAAACTAAATCGTAATTTATGACGGTGACCGGGAGATCATAGTGCTTTTGAAAATGGTTCTTCCAATCTTTCATCTTTGACTTTTGGCACACCACAAGAACCGGTTTGGTTAATTCTTTCGCCTTTTCGCTGGCAACAAAGGTTTTGCCAAGGCCCATATCCAGATAGTAGGCCACCCGATTTTTGGTTTTTGTCACTAGTAAACTTTCTTGTTGATGAGGATATAGCATAATCTTGTTTTCTTTCTCCACATGTCACCCCGCTCTCAGTGATTCACTAGTTCCATGGACCATTAAAACGTGGACTCCCATCTGACGTAACGCGATAACACCCGTACGGATCGACAGGGCATTGGCCAAGTCCGCTGTAGAAATCTTTTGTAACAATAGATCTAGCACTTCTCGATTCTTCAACACCTCATCAACTAACGGCACTTTTCACACTCCTTTTCTTTTATTAATTTAAACCGATATTGTTTCTCGTTACATCTCGAATTTTATAATTTAAACCGTATTAATTCAACCGGTTATTTCTGTAAAACCGTATTTATTTCTGAACATACTATTTGATTTATACGGTTAAACTTAATATAATGGCACTTAGAGGAGCTGGTTATATTGAAAAGTTTGCTATTTCACGGCGAGAAACTGCGGTCACTCCGGGAATCTATGAATCTGACTATGGCCGACGTCGAAGAAATGACCGGCGTTAAGCAAGCTAGCCAGTCGGATATAGAAACCGGTAAAAATAGAAATCCGCGCCCGGCGACCGTAGAGGCGCTATGCGCGGCATTAAATCAAGATCCGATTTATTTTTATTACGATGGCGATAATCTCATGGATTTGTTTCCTAAAGAAATCCCGGTTGAAGTACGTAACTTTATTTTTGACACGAATAACATCCATTACTTACAGTTGGCGGTTAAAATTAAAAATATGGGCATCACACCTGAGGCGGCTGAAAATCTTCTAGTGGCTTTTGGTAACGCGCTCTCCATTCAACAACATTCTCGATAAATTCTTGCTCAAATCGGGGATCAACAAGAAACGTATCATTACGAAGCCTTACCCAGCAAAAAGCTCCGGAAAAATCATTTAATGTGTACTCTGTTTTCAATAGCTCGTCCTCTCTCTCATTTAGTTATCAACGCCAAAGGTTATATACATAACCAGCGTTGATATGTAAAAAAGTTATGGATGAGGAAACCCCTGTTTATCATGGAAAAAGTATTTGTTAACAAGCATTGGCAGATCCCAAGGCGCATGACTATGCACCAATAGGTGAAATTTATAAAGAATCTCCAGTATTACATCACTTAAAAGATAAAATATGAGTATATAAAAGGACCATTTCAATATACCCGAAAACAGCCTATGCTGACGGACATTTTTAGCCTCATCAGCATCTAAGGATCGTTTTAAACATTCCAATTCTTTTTTGTTGCGTACTACATAGCTTTTAGGAAATTCATAGTCATCCTCATCATGAACAATAACGTGGGTTTCCAGATATTTTCGAAATGCTCTTGGATAAAACTTTTTAATTTTGAACATCGTGTGTGACGCCTCCCCTTTAGTCTTTTAGTATTCCTATCCGGGGAGGATTTAAATTATAGACCAGGGAAAGATTAATTTCAATACCAAATTTCTTATTTTTTGAGAAAATTGTTACCAATAAGATAAACAGCGAGAATCTATGTGCATGAAACTAGCCTAATTGTATCAATATATAGGTATATATACACCTATATATGTATTTCATGGGAGCGAGGAAGAAAACTGTGTCTTTTGATACATACCAACCTAAAACACCGGGAGGGAAAATCCGGCAAGCACGGAATATGAAAAAAATCAGTCTAGATCACTTAGCGGAATTGTCCGGGGTTTCGAGGCCTACCATTGCCCGGATAGAAAAGGATGAATATAAAAGGCTACCGGTAGATATTATAGAAAAACTTCTTCCATATTTGGACATAACCATGGAAGAAGTTAAGAAAGAATCTATAGATATATTAGATCATTTGCCGCCCCATCTGCGGGAATTTGTACTTGATCCAGCAAACGCTGATTTTATAGAATACTGCTACTTGGAGAAACGAAGAAAAGAATTAGAGATAAGAATACGAACGAAAGAGTAA